CACGAACGTACCGGCACCGGCGAGTGCAGCTACGCCGGCCACAACCATCAGGGTCTTGATCACTGGTCTATCCTCCGGGGAGCCAATCTCCCGGAAGGTATGCCGTCATAGGATTGTGCAAGCCACAATCCGAAATCGTCCCTAACAGCTGCGACATTCTGTCCGCGACTCCACAAACTTGGTCCGCCATGCGAGCCTCACGCCATGTGCAACCTCTACCGCCAGCGATCCGGCCCGCAGGCCATCATGGACATGGCCGGCGCCATGCGCTCGACGGTCGGCAATCTAGCGCCAGGCGATGTCTACCCCGACTATGCCGCGCCGGTCGTCCGGAACGATGCGAACGGCGTGCGCGAACTGGCTCTGGCGCGATGGGGCATGCCGTCGTCGAAGAAAATGATCTTCGACAATGCGACGAAGCGAGCGGACAAGCTTAGGGCCAAGGGCGGCGAGATCGACTTCCAAAAGTTCCTTGAGTTCGAACCCGACAGCGGCACAACCAACGTGCGCAACACCAGCTCCAGCCATTGGCGTCCGCACCTATCGCCGGCGTCGCGCTGCCTGGTCCCCTTCACAGCCTTCAGCGAACCGGGCCGGGATGCTGCCGGCAAGTACCGCCCCATCTGGTTCAAGCTGGCTGGCGACGAGCCCGAGCCGCTCGCCTTCTTCGCCGGCATCCACCTTCAGGCCCACACGAGCGTCCGCAAAATCAAGACCGGCATGGAGACGATCGACGTATTCGCCTTCCTGACGACGGAACCCAACGCTGAGGTCGGCGCGGTTCACCCTAAAGCCATGCCTGTTATCTTGACGCAGGCCGACGAGATCGAGGCCTGGATGACGGCGCCATGGGACATCGCTAAAGAGCTACAGCGCCCGCTGGACGATGGCGCGCTGGAGTATGTCTGATGGACTGGGAACGCCGCGAAGATGGAGATCTGGTGCTCTCGGTCCTTCAGAACTTCGAACTGGCGACCTTCACGAATGAAGCGCTCGCCGTGAGGCTGGAATTCGCTGACGTCCAAGAACAGCTTCGCGGCGAAATGGCTCTGTCGCACAAGCAACTGATCATGACGCCGAAGGCCGCCGCCGCCCTTGGCAAGCTGCTCGTGGAACAAGCGGCACTGGCGGGCGATGCCGTCGGCGAGGTTTGAAAGATCTGGCTGTCCGCGAGGGTGGTGGCTCGGCACCCTTTGGGACAAAGGGGGGGTATGCACCGAGCCACCGTGTTCCTTGGAGGGGAAACACCGTTTCCATAAGCTGCAGAGGATGGCGTCGCCCGTTAATTCGAGTTCATGCGCACGTGATGGACGCCAGAACGGCGAAAGGCCGCCACCCCGAAGGATGACGGCCTGGCGCGTTCGGAGAGGAAAGACCGCCGCGCAACGGTCCGACTCCACAATCGCGTAACGTCGTGTCAGGTTCCGGTCCGGAGGATTGAGACCATGGCGACACGGAAGACCCTCATCAAATCCCGCGCGGGCGTCCGCCTGCAACGCATCGAGCATCTGGCGCGGCAGCAGGTCGTTCAATCGTCCTGGCGTCTGTCAACGATGCGACAGAACCAGCCGCGCTCATTCGCCGATGAAGCGTCTGCCGAGGATGCGTTCGACATGGAGGTCGTCGCGTCGCTGTCCGACCCGATCATCTTAGGCATGCAGCGACGCGGCTTGATCGACTAGATCATCCCGACCTTTAGATCATCAGTTCTTCGCCCACACGGCGGGACCGACCGATAAGCGAGACCAGACGATGAGCGACGAGCCACCTATCCTTGAGGGTTCCGCCCCGCAGCAGGAAAGCCTGAAGGAGCCGGCTTTGGCCTATGACTATTTCAAGAGCATGGTCTCGGTTAGCGTTGCCACTCTCGGCGGCATCCTAACTTTAGGTGAGACCGTTTTCGGAGAGCGCCTGTCGCCGATGCAGATCATCATGGCCGCCTTGCCACTCGCCATCTCAGGGATGCTGGCTCTTCAAGGCCAGACCGACATTACTCAGGTCCGGCAAGGCATAAAGCCTCCGCTCAACAGTTCTAAAGCCGCTCTTCGGGTTGTGCCTGCGCTATACGGGTTGGGGGTCGGTATCTTTCTGGCGTTCCTGATCCTGTCCTATGTCGCGCCCGACGTCGCGGCGAAGCTGAAGTGATGGCTCCGGTCGCGGGTGCCTGATAAGCCAATGCAGCCTTACCAAATATTATGGTGACCACGGCGCTGCGATGTCAGCATTCTGGCCACATGAACCTATTGGCCAAGCTCTTGATCGGCGCTGACGCCCTCCTGAAACTGCTCACACGTCGCAAGCGCGTTCTCTAGCCGGGTCGCGGCGGGCCAAGTGGCGCCGGGCATCGGAACGGCAAGTCCGCCCCGCCCGACACCGCCCAACGGCAAATCCGCCCAACCGCCGCCCAGCCGCGATCGCCCCAGGCCTCGACCGCGTCATCATGCGCGGTCAGCGCCGCGTCGCTGTCCAGATCGGCCGGCGATAGCTGGGGCTTGGCCTCAACCCGTAGATCGGCACTGGACGGGAAGATCGGCGTCACGTGTTCCCTGCTGGCGCAGGATGACGCAGCCACGGCGAATGCGGCGATCAGAAGGGCGGGTGTCAGGCAGCGTAGCGGTCGCATTGGCGCGTTCCTCTTTGCGGTCGTTGATGATGGTGGTGTCGTTCAGGCGCTCTTCGGCCGCCGTTTCCTTGGCGGCGCCGTCGATGACCAGGACGCGGGTATTCGCCTCGACGCGCTTGACCTCGGACCGGGGCGCGCACGTATTCAAGACCACGACAGCCGCGACGATCAGGACGCCCAGGACGAAGGCGACGGCGAACAGAGGCGACACGCCCCAGGACGCCAAGCGACGGATCAGGGCGCTCACAGACCGACGACCTTCTTGGCGGCCGTGGTCGCCGCGATCCGCGCATTCAGGCCGTTGACGCCGCCGTTGACCTTCAGGGTCACGGCCTGCACGTCATCGCGCAGCGCCGCGGCGACGCAGTCGTGTTTGACGAAAAAGTCGGCCGACGCCGTAGCACTGGCGACGGGATCGGTGCGCAGCTGATCAGGCGTAAAGCCCGAGGCTTCGATATTCTCGCGGCCGGTGATCTGTTTGTCGCCAGATCCCCGGAACCTCCAGCCGTCGCCGGGCTGGGTGTTGCCCAGGTTCTTGCGGCCCCACTCGCCGCCATAGACGATGTTGGCGATGGCGTTCTGATGCGCACGGCGAACGGTCGTTCTCTTGCCCGCCACCACCTTGTCGATGCGGCCGAACTTCTCCGCGTCCGCCTTGCTGATGCGATGGCGGCCGAAGGCGTCCAGCAAACCCTGAACTGAATAGTCCAGGCTCTCTTCGCGCGTCGTGAAGCCTTTGCTCTCGACGAACATCTGACCCAGCCAATGCGCCAGGACGAGGCCGGTGAAGCCCTTCGCGGACGCCGCCGCCTCTAGCGCCTCACGCGTGCCCGCCGTCGCCCGAGGCGCAAACGTGCGGAACCTGTCAGCCGGTATCAGGCCCATGGTCAGTCTCCAGTTGTTGAGGGTTGCGCGCGTAGGCTGCGCCGCGTAGCGTGAGAGTTGAGCCTAGCGGCTCGCTCTAGCGGGGAGTTTCAGGCCGGCGGTTCCGCAAATGCCCCGGTCTATCCATTGGGGGATGGATGGCGATGGATCAGAAGAAAGTCGCGCCCATCCTGATGACGATGCTCGCTTGGATCACAGGACTGATCTTTGCGGGTGTGCCCCGGATCAGGTGACAGCCAGCGTCACAGTCAGCTAAGCCATAAACGTCGCGGCTCATGCCCGAACTGCGTCAGGCGGCCCGGCTGGGCGAGGACATCAACGGCTGGGCCGCAAAGCCATTGGGGACGTGGAATGGATGACGGGACACTGGAGCGGCGCGCCATGGGCGCGGAACAGCTGATGACGGCTAAGATTACCGAGTTCGCAGCCCATCTGACGGCAGGCGATCGGTCAGCCGCAGAGCGTGCCCGAACCGAGGCCATCGCGGCGCTGGAAGTCCACCTAGACCTTACGGACCAACTGATCACGCAGACCTTCGCGTAGCGCCGGCGGAGAAAGCATGCTCCAGATTATCTTCGGGGATGACGAACACACCGCCGCCGATGGCCCGTATGTTCGTTTAATGAAGACGCGGAAGTGGCTGTATCTGTCATCCGCTGCCGCAATCGTCTTCGCAAATGGCCTGTACGATGCCCCGGCTGCGAAGGCGCTACTTAAGGTCATCTCCGCACCGACGTGGGTGTTGGCGCCAGCTCTGTTTTTGGGTCTGGCGTATCTCACAGCACAGTACGCGCTCCTGCTGTTGCAGCTAACGAGCATCTACGATCTGGTTGTGTCAGATCGGCTACAAACGCGGCGGGTTGAAGGCCTTTCAGATGCGCGCGAGCGGATAAGAGAAACAGAAACCGCACTCCATGATGCGCTTAGATCTTCGGCAGAGCACAACAGTCGCATCAGCCGAATTAGCGAGAGCATTAGAACGCTGAAACAGGACGGCGATGCACCTGATCCAATTGAAGCGCCCTCATCCTTCGCGGAATTCATGGAGCAGCAATCTCGCGTGAGGGATCTTGAAAAGGACTTGGAGGCCGCAAAGGCCGTCGATTTCACGGCCCTTCTGGATTCAGCCCGGTCTGCTGCCGTCCAAGCGCGTGATCGATACGAGAACCTCGCGCGTCAGGATGCCGGTAGTCGCGCCACGTACCGGATATCGGAATACGCTATCGACTTGTTGCGCCTGATACCGCCGGGACTTTTCAGCATGTATGCCCTGACCAAATTGCTGAACGTAGCTTTTCCGGCGGCGGCATCGCTATTTCGATGACGCCACAGCAGGCACCGCCGCGAACCCGGTTCGTCAGTCGGCGGGAGGAGAGGCTGGCGGGACTGGATCGATGCGGATCAGCCGGTCGTAATCGGGCGCAGGTTCGACGAAACCCGTGACCACTTTCTCCAGAGAGCGCTCAACGACCGGCGGGACCGTCTCCGCCACCGCTTCCTTCATGTCCTGAACGTCGGCGGCCCGTGTCTCCGCCCGCCGCACCTGAAGGACCTCCCGACCATCGTGGACGAACATGCTGATCAGCATAGCGGTTGAGGTCAGGGCGGCGATGACGAAGAACCACGCGACGGCGTCGGGCACATGCGCGCCGCCGACGATTTCGAAGATGACGAACACCGTCACCAGTGCGACGGCGTCCATGCCGAACCGCACGAACCCGTTGCTGGCGTAGGAACTTCGAACGCGCGGCGAAACTACTTCGGCGCGGGCGAAAACGGTCAGGCCAACCAGCCCGGCGGCGATGACGGTGACGATATCGACAGGGGTCATGGGTTGGCCCTCGTGCCGCCCAACCAGCGCAGGGCCAGATCGCGAAGGGTGGCGGGGTTGGACAGCAGTTTGACGGCCCCAAACAGACCAGGCGCGAAGCGCCATGCCCCCATGCCGATGCCGAAGCCGATGGCTCTCAGGTCGGACGGGTTGATGTCAGGCGCCAGTCGCAGCGCGATGGGCGCGGCCCAGAAACGGGCGACCAGCGCGCCGACGACGACGGCGAACACGCCTTCGATCACCGCGCGCATGATCTCGCGTGAGGTCGCCGGTTCGGACCCCAGCGACACCACGCCGACATGGACCAGGGCGGACACGATCCCCCCCGCCGCGCCCGCGAGGAAAATCCAGTCGGGGTCGATCCGGTCCGCCCCGATGACGCCAGCATAGGCCGCCGCGCTCAGGATCAGGTTCAGCAGCGCGCCGATGCCGAACACGGTGAAGGGTTCCGCCACCCAGCGGATGAAACGAGCCATGGAGGTCTCCGATAGTCAGGCCGTGTGGAACAGTCGTTGGGCGGCTTGGGGAACCGGTCAGGTCCGCGAAGCGCTTGCCTCCCATGGACATGACCACGATGCTTCTTGTGATGCTGATCGCCGCGACGGTGCTTGGCGCCATCGCGCTACAGTCTGACCGGCATGAGGACGGCGAGGCCTGACATGAACCTGGTCTGGCTCTTTCTAGGCGCCGTGCTGCTCGCCGGCGTGCTCTTCGCAATCTCGAACGTCGTCGAGAACTGGACAGGGGCTCCGCGCTCAACCGATCGGGACAGCGATGGCGAGCCGGACGAACCAAACGGCCCGGCGAAAGAGCTCTAGGCCTCGGCCGGTGTGACTGGGGCTGGCGGAGCGTCCTCGGCGGGAGGCGCAGGCTGCAGCGCCACGACCCTTGCCTGAGCCGCCGCGACGGCGCCTTCGAACGACGCAACGATGCGCTGGAGCATCTGCTTCGTGCCCTCCGCGCCGGGTTGCCCAAGCGGCCGGGCCAGATCGTCGGCGCTGGCCTCCACGGCGGCCTTGAGCTGGGCAAGGAAGGCTTGCCCCTCGGTTCCGGTCAGCATGTCCACAGCGGCCTGCGCAGACGGCAGGCGGGCCGCTTTCGCCAAGGCGGCGGCCTCGGCCATCATGGCTTCGGCTTCTGCGAGCTTTTCGGCGTCGGTTTTCTCTGTCATGGCGCGCCTCAGACCTGATCCACGGGGCGCTTGGGCTGGGCGCCGTTGACGCCGCCCGAAGGCGAGCCGCCCTGTCCGCGACGACGACGCAACAGGACATTCGCGGCGACGATGGCCGCAACGACGATGACGATGACGATCAGCAGTTCCATGCTCTTGCTCCTGGATCAGACGTTGTAGATGGCGACCGCGCCGACGATGACGGTGGCGGTCTTTCCGGTGCCGGTGTCATGGACACGGCAGGCGAAGGTGGCGCGTTTCTGCTCGCCGGGCGTGGCGACGTTGACGCGGAAGGCTGTGGCCCCTGCGCTCGGGGCGGTGATGGTCCATTCCTCGGACCCGCCGATCTGGGACCAGGAATAGCCCACGGTTCCCGTCGCTCCGACGGGCGCAATGGTGACGGTCGTGGTCGTGACTTGGCCTGCGCTCGTCCGGGTACCGATCCGCAGCGACGCATCGGCCTCTGGCTGGAAGCGCGCCACACCGATGACGTTGTCGAAGATGTAGGGGGCGGTCGTCATCCGACCGTTCAAACCGTTCGCCGTCGTCATGGCGCCGAGCGCGACGCTCGATGGTCCCCACCACTCCAGCAGCGTTCCACCGGATCCGAACGGCGCGCCGAAGGCCAGGACGCGTCGATAGCCGCCGACGGTCGTCTGAAGCGTGTCGGTCGCGTCGTCGAAGACGGTGTTGTCGCCCCAGAAGATAAACGGCGCATCCAAGGCGACAAAGCTGCCCAACGAGGATGAGGTCAAACCTATGCGGGCAGGCTTTCCGCCGGATGCATTGGCGATCACGCTCCAAGAGGCAAGCGCCTGCTGGTTCTCCAGATCGATGATGGCGAGGGATTGTTGAGTGACGGAGGCGGAGATAGCGCGCTGCGAAGCGTCATCGCTCCAGTCCGTCGCGACGCTGCCCGCATTGAGCTTAACCCGGCTGACGTTGCCCTTGGCGATGACGACGCGAACGCCAGTCGTGCCGGAGGGGGCGGGCATCGACCCGTTCGCGCGCTTTCGGTTATCCCAGCCCGGAGTGATGATGGCTAAGGCTGCGCTCTGCCCAGAAGGCAAATACTGCACATACGCATAGGTCGTGGCGTCGCCTGCGGCATCCCCATCAAGGCTGAGGGAGTGAATATCGCCGGCTGATGCGGGGTAGGTTTTGGATGCGATGTAGTCCGCGACGAAGGCGTATGATCCTTCTTTCGGGTCTATCCCATAGCCGCTATTGGGACCGCCTTCTTGCACCCATCCGGCAAAGCCGCCTGCAAAGTTACCGTTTTCGAGAAGGTTCGGCGTTGAGGCGGAACGAGCCGAAATCTGCTGGATCGCCTGCGCCCGAGCACCCGTTTCCGTCGCTAGGGCAAGCTCCAGATCGATGATGTCGGCTTCAGTGTTCTCCGTGCGTGCCTGGACTAGGGCGATGGCCTGAGCGTTGGACGTGTCCCGGTCGATGCTCGCTTGGTTCACCTGAACGATGCGGCTGTTCAGATTCGGCTGTCCGCCCCGGGCTGCCGCGATTTCGGTCCCTTGGGCGTCGATATCCGTGCGGGCCTCACTGACGAGGGCAGACACGTCGAAGATGTCGCCGAAGGCCGCCTCAAGATTTGCGTGTATCTGCGAAAGGCCGGGAGCGTTCGGCGATACGTCGCCAGCCACCAACCCTGACGTCGAAACCGTGATCCAAGCCGACGGCAGCACCGGCCGTGATGGATCGCCGATAGGCACAAGGCGCGCCTGAAGCGACTGATCCGGGCCGACGCCGTTTGTGGCGACCATCACGCCGGCGTCGATTTCCTCGGTGCGCGTGGGGGCGACGTCGGTCTCGCCCAAACGCCGAACCTCCGCTCGGATCGCCGTCATTGCAGTGTCGGCTGTCGTGACATCCCACTTGAAGCGGATGGCCGGCACCGTCGACGTGTCGCCGGGCAGGATTATTGCTTCGGCCTGAACGCCTATTAGCTGTAGCGCATCCACAGGGATGGGCGTCGGCGGCGGAGCAGCGCGGTCCTCGACCGGATCTGCCTGACCGAAGACCGAGCTGGCCATCTCACGCAGCTGCAGTGTGTTGCGCCAGCCCTCGTCGACGCCATAGGCCTCGATGCGATACCGGACCGTCGCGCCCTCATGATAGCGATTGCTTTGCCAAGCGATGATGTCGCCGTCTTCCAGCTCGGCCGAAGCGCGACCGGCCAGCAGCATCGGCACCAGGGCGATCCGCGCCCGGCGTTCCAAGCGGGCGCCCCGTCGGGTGATCTCCGCGCAGCGATCGGCCTGACCCTTGCTCGTGACCAGCATCAGCGGCAGCGTCAGCTCGCGCGGTCCGCCGTCCTCGACGATGTCGGCCTGGTCGCGCAGCACGGCGCCGCTGTGATCTTTGTAGAGCTGGCTCGGCTCGACGTAGCGGGCGATGACCGTGTTGACCCGGCCGCCGTCGGTGTCGGGCGTAAACTCGTCGAAGCTGATCGCCTCGCCGGCGACCAGATCCGCATCCGTGATCGTGACGACCGCCGCCTTGGCCTGGCCGGGTTCGACTTCGACGCCGCCGTCACGCTGGACGATCTGGCCTGCCGTCGCGGCCGCGAACATCTCCTCGACCTCGATGTGCGCCTGGGCGCTCGAAATGGCACCGCCGACGGTGTAGCGCGGGCGGCCATCAACGATCTCGTCGCAGACGTTGGCGGCGGCGATGATGCGCGCTGCAGGGGCTTCGTCGGCCGTTAGGCCCCGTCCGATCAGAAGGTGCTCAAGCTCACCGTGCCGGCCAACAGCATAGACGCCGCGCTGGATGTTGTAGCGAACGATCGCCGCGTTTTCACTAAAGCGGTGCGTCGAGACATCGTCCCAGGTCTGCGGCGACGGGCCGGTGTAGCCATACTGCGGATCGAACCGCGGATCGTATGCCCGCAGGCCACGAACGACGAACTTCAGGCCAGGGTGACCGCGCGTCCAGACCTGATCGTCAAACTTGTAGGTGATCCAGATCTCGGCGACGCTGGGGCAGCGATCGGCCGAGGTCAGCCCCACGCCCGCCTGAAGCATATAGGGCGGAGGAAAGGCCCCATCCCGTGTCGCATTGACGAAGGTCAGCTGCAGCGCGCCACTGAAGCCCGGCTGCACCCCGTTTCCGTTGAAGGGATAGTAGGTGTCGTCGACGTAATAGCCGATCAGCCCGTCCAGGACGTGGTCAGCCAGGGCGACACGGCGGGTGACGTAATCCGTGCCGTATTTGCCGCCGTGATTCCAGGCGTCGATGAGCGAGCCGCCGACGCAGGCGATCCCGACTACAGCTTCGCGCGGCGTCTCGCCCAGCGACAGCGTCGTGACGCTGGCCTGGCGCTCCGCCACATTGGTCTTCATCAGACCGAGCGCCTTGGCAGCCTTCGTCACCGCCCAGCTGCCAGCCGCATACAGGGCCGAGTTGACCACGAAGGTGGCGACGGCGAACGCCGTGGTGCCGGCAGTGAAGCCGGCCCAAGTGACGATCGCGGCCGTGATCGGATCCGCTTTCGCAACCGTCGGCGCGGACACAACGAAGCTCAGCGCCAAGGCGCTGGCCATGAGGAAGCGTTTCAAGGGCATGTCAGTCGGCCGCGACTGTCCAGGCGCGCACAGCGTGCGCGCGGGGTAGGCGCATCAGGCCGCGATCGGGTCGGACACCGACGACAGTCTCGCCTTCGAACAGCACCAGCTGCTCATCCGCCAGCATCCCGACATCGCCGCGCGCGGCCTGCGTCAGGTCGATCAGCGTCATCACCTCACTGACGGCCTTCGCCATGCCGCCGTGACGACGCAGCACACGCCGGGCGCCCCGGCGTGTGGTCCATTCGCTGGTGAAGTCCGACAGAGGCGCGACGCCAAAGACGGCCTGGACGCCGGCGTCTGCAAAACGGGCGCAGTCGTGGGTCGATGCCGATCCGCTGTAGCTGAAGGACCAATCCTCGCGGTCTTCCAGGAACGCGATCAGGGCATGATGATCTCGGGTCATAACTGGATGGCCCCTCGCGTCAGGACGTTGATGGCGGCCGCCTGGCCGGGCGAGACGCCCCCGAAGGCCGTCCCGCTGCGTTGAGGCGGCTTGCCGCCCCAGTTGATCGCCTTCTCGCCGGCATAGGCGACGGCGGCGAAACCGTTGGCGGTGGGATCAAGCATCCGCTGGTCCGCATCAGTCCGCATGCGCTCCGAGCGCCGGCCGAGGCCGCGCGCCGGTCCCTCGATGCCGACCCGGATGATGGCCTCGCCACCCGGCGTCTCTTCTTTCGGCGCCCGGTCGATCCGCCCGCGCAGGAAGACCTCGGCATGCAGCAACCGCGCGCCGGTGCCGTTGAAGATAAGGCGCCATAGAACCGCCGGCTGACCGCGCAGCGTCTTCAGGTTCACTTGGCCGATCACGTCCGGATCGACGTTGGACAGGGTCAACTCTGCGCCCTGCTCAGACCCGCCCAGAGACCCGCCCGAGGCGCTGACCAAGCCTCGCTTGCCGATGCCGAGATAGGCGACGCCGCCGAAGGCGATGACGCCATGGCCGCCCCACAAGCGGATCTGGTTCGGCTCACGACCCAGCTGAACAGCGCCGGACGTCAGAACGTCACCGCTGGCGATCGCCGCCAGGGCCTCTGCGCTGAAGGTTTTCATGGAGGCTCCTAGGCCCGGAGATCTTGGATCGCAGACAGCGTGCCGGGTGCCGAATGCAGCGCGTCCAGTTCGCCCATTCCGGATTCGGTGATGACCTGGCGAAACACCGCCTGCGGCTTGCCCAGGTCGGCGACGGCTGATCCGGGGACCAGCGTTGGGACGGGCGGCTCGACGGCCAGGGTGATGATGCCGCCGGTCGTCGCCGTCGCCGGGGCGCTCAACCGATGCAGCGAACGGCGCGGTTCGCCGGCGGTCGCCCAACGGAGCATCAGCCCATCACGGCGCTTCAGCAGCAGGCCCGACGGCTGCCCCGTGAGTGTGACCTGGTCGCGATCGGCGTTGACCGACCAGCTGGCGGCGGACCCGTCGAAGCCGCCACCGCCGGCACGGTTCAGGCCGGCGAAGCCGTTCGGATAGGCGCGCGGATAGGGCCGCGTCAGATCGTGCGCCAAGAAGGGACGTTGTAGGCCGCGCAGGGCATCGAGGAAGGCGAACCATTCATCGGTCTCGTCCTCGTCGCCGTCGCGGATGGTGGCTTTCAGAATCCACAAAGGCGCGCCGGCCGTCACGCCGAAGCCCCGGCCGTCGGTGGCGGCCGTCTGGAAATCGAGGCGTTGGATGTTCATCACGGCGCTGACGACGGCGACGTCCGGCATGATCGATGCGGTCAGGGCCAAGCTCAGCCTCCGTGGTTGCGCTGGCGGGCGTCGTTGACGGCGCGGACGGCCATGCCGGGCATGTCGCGCTGCAGCTTGTCGAGCCTATCCTCGACGCGCTTCAGCGCGACGGGATCTGCGCCGGGCGCATAAATCGTGATGTCCGGCATATGGACGACGGGCGCGGCGGCCGTGGCGGTTCCGCCGGCCGTCTCGGCCATGGTCTCGCGCAGCATCCGCGCCGTCTCAACCGCGCTGGTCACATGACCGGTCCCGCCGATCATGAACAGCTCAGGCTTGCCATGCTCGACGACGGGATAGCTGGATCCGGCCCAGGTATCGCCGCCAGCGGCCCGACCCGCCCCCTTCGAGAAGAAAGACTTTGCGGCGCTGAAGGCAGTCGAGAGCCAGTTGCCGCCACCCGATCCGCCACCACCACCTGAACCGCCACCCTTAAACAGATTGAACAGCTGATCGAGTGCGCCATCCAGAAGTCGCTGCTTTAGCTGGTCGCCGATGTATTCACCAATCCGACCCTCGCGGATCGCGTCCGTGACCTCACGCCCGTAGGACTTGAACTGCGCCCGCAGTCGCTCCGTCTCCTGATGGTCGAATAGTTCGACCCGCCGTGACGCGCCGCGATTGAAGATCGCCATCTGCTGACCGCGCTGCTGGTCATCCAGCTCGGGGTCATTCTCCAGTTCAAAAGCTTTGCGCTTGCGGGCGATCTCGATCGTGGCCAGCAGGATCTCGCGCTCGACGCGATGACGCTCGGCTTGGGTGCGAACCATCTGCGCATCGATGTCGAGTAGTTCGGTCGCGGACCGTGCGGCGTCTTCCTCATCCTTCAACCGGCGAGCGGCGATTTCGCGCCGGCGATCCCATTCGACGATCGCCTTCTTCTGCTCGGTCAGCTCGGCCTGTTTCGCGCGGAGCTGTTCACCCTCAGCTTCCGTCAGGCCACGCAGACCCTTCGAACGGATGTATTCTTCCTCGGCTCGCGCAATCTCGCGCAGCCGCGCCGCGCGCTCCAGCTCTAGATCCGCAACCTCATAGGCCGCCTTGCCCTCGATCGACAGATTGCCCTTGTCGTAGGACCGGGCGATGTCATCGTCGGCGCGCTCCAACTGCTGTTGCGCGCGCTCCTCCCGTTGTCGGCGCTGCTCGGCTTCGCGCTCGCGCTGGCGGGCCGCAGCGGCTGCAGAGGACGCGCCGCCGCCGCCGCGGCCGGAGGTGTGACCCCTTGGCTCGTAGTCGCCTTTGGGCGAGGTCCCCAAGGCCGTCAGACCTTTCAGCACATCGTCGCGGTCCCAGGTGCCGGCACGATTGGAATCCGTGTCGTTCCCAGGCCCGACTAGGGTGGAGAACGTGCGCCCTAGGGCAAATTCCCCGGCGCGCTGGATCATCCCGGCTCCAGGAATGGCCCGGCCGATAGCAAGGAAGGTCTGGATCCAACCGGGCGCACGGCTCTCGATGTTGGAGAACTCGACCGCCATTCCGGCGAGCTCACCAGCCACGTTGGCGAATATCTCAGCCAGTGGCGCCACAGCGGTGTCGCGCACGACGCGCATTTGCTGCCCAGCCAGCTCAAGCTTCCGGTCTGACTCGTCGAGACGTTTGTTTGTCTCAGAGTCCAGGACCAGACCGAGATCGCTTGCCGCTGCCGTCAGGCGCTCAAGTTCGTCTCGTCCCAAGCGGATGACAGGGAGCGCCTCCTCAACACCTAGGGTCCGCGCTAGAGCGACCTGCTGACCCCTGTCCTTCACCTGGCCTAGCGTGTCGGCCAGCAACAGCAGCATTTGATCCGCCGTCTGGACGTTGGCCAGTTGCTCCTTCGTGATGCCCAGCTCTTCGAAGGCGGGCTTCAGCTTGCCATCGCCCAGCCCGAGTTTGAACTTGCCGATCGTGCCGTTCAGCTTCTCCATGACGCTTTCCAGCGTCGCGGTATCCACCCCGGCTTCGTCGGCGACGTATCGCCATTGCTGTAGGGCCTCGACGCCAACGCCGATCCGATCCGCCGCGTCCGTCAGGTCGGCCGCATTGTTCATCGCCTCAAAGGCGCCCTGCGTCGCGATAGCCAGCGCCCCAAGGGCGGCGGCGGCGGCCAGGCCGACAACGCCGAACGCGGCAAGCGCGGTGCCTGCGGATCCTGCCCTGCTCACCAAACCGTCGAAGCCTTGCTTCAGCTCGTTTGCGCCGATGGAGAGTGAGCGGATGGCGGGGTTGGCGGACTTCTCGCCGAGGGCAATCTCAGCCCACATCTTCTTTCCGCTGTCGCCGACTTGGTCGAAGGTGCGTCGGACGACTTCGCCGCCCTGCACGAAAAGGCGAATGCCGACGCCGCCGCGCCCTGCCGTCGTGTCAGTCATCAGCAGCGTCCTCGTCGTCGCGCGCACGGCGTGAGCGCGGTTTGGGCTCTTCGCGTTTCGTGCGTTTCTTTTCTGCGATCCCGGCCGCCTTCAGAGCAGCGGGTTCAAACGCGTCCAGCAGCACTTCCAAAATCCAAGACGGGACATGATCGAGGCGAGCGCGGATGCCTTGCCGATCGACCCGACGCGGTGTCATGCCACCGCCGGTCCAGGCGCCGGCACGCTGAACGGCGTCCCACACCTCGGCGCCCTCGACCGTTCGGCAAGCGTGTTCAAAGCGAGGGCAGCGGCGGCCATTCACCGCGACGCCCTGACTACAGGGTGCGGCGATCTTCTGGCAGTTGAAACAGTGGTCGGGGCCTACGCCGTCTTCCCTGGCGCCGAAGAGCCATTCGGCGAGGCCCCGAAGGGCTCCCCCTCGACGATCAACAGCTGCGCCGCCTCCGTCACCACGCCAAGGATCTGGTCACTCAGCGCCTCGTCCAGCAGTAGAACTTCGAGAACATCGCGCTCGATGGGCGCAGGGGCGCCGTCCTCGGTTTCGATGCCCGTCCAATCCGCAACGCCGACGAGCGCGCATTCGACTGCCGTCAGCCACATGCCGATGCCGATCAGATACTGGGCATAGGCGACCGGATCATTGTCTTTCATCCGCTTCCAGCCGCGCACGCCGCCCTTCGGCAAAAGGTCGTGCTTGACGAGAAGGTCCAGCAGATCCGCATCGTTCCGGAGAATGGCCTGGGCGGCGTCGCGGGCGCTGTCCCACTCCGGCGTCCGCAGCCGTCGAGCAGTGATGGTCACGTCGGCATAAGGGAAGCGCAGCGCCTTCGTCACAGGCCCCAGCTTTAGGGCGACGCGGACGCTCATGTGTAAGCGGCCACGTCATTGGTGATGATGATTTGAGCCGCAGCCGCAGCCGCCGTCTGATAGGGCGACCAGTTGATGGTGCGCTCGATCTGGCCGGGTCCACTGATCGGAATGGCGCTGGGCGCCAGCAGGGCTTGCGGGTGGCGCAGGCGGATCAGATGCCCGGTCTGGACCCCAAGCATGCGGAAGGTCGCAGCGAAGGTGTCTTCTTCCTCGTCCATCTGGTCGAATACTGCGCCGATCGCACGGAACGAGGCTGAGCCGGAATGCTGGGTCGCATTCGGTCGCAGGCTGGACACCGTCGGCGTGGCGCTAAGGAAGATGCCCTCCTGAAGCTGGCGGCTGAAGCTGAACGAGCCCGTCAGCATGTTGCCGGCGGCGACGTCGTCGACCTCGAACAGGGCGCGCAGGATAGGCGCCTCGGTCGGTACGGCCGTCACCGTGCCGACAGGGAAGGTCGTCAGCTTCTTCCGACGCAGGCCGGCGAGGCTGATGTTCAGGTTGAAGTCCTGGGTGTTTTCGCCCGTGAACTGGGTCGAGAGCTGGGACATCGTCAGGCCCTCATAGACCCGGATGTCGTTGTCACCGACCTTGATGGCCAGGTCGAAATACTGCTCCGCCTTAGAGCCGCTTTCGAACGTGTGATCAAACAGCTCGCCATTGGCGACAGCCGCGGCCGGCGGCCCCATCGCTGCGCGCAGCAGCAACGGCAGCTGACGCGTATCGGCGTCGATCACCAGCTCACCGGTCAGGCGGAAAAAGCCCTTACGCGGTCGCGTCGGATCCAGCACATTCTTGCGGATGCCGGGATTGCCCAGCTTCGTCCGCTCGCGCCATTCCTGCGCGGGCGTGATTGTCAGGGACAGGAACTCGAAATTCTGCCAGACGGTCGGCGCCGTCTCCAGGTTCGCGCGGCGGCCGATGCGGGTTTCGCAGTCGCCGCCATACCAGACGTCAGCGGGCATGGATCAGTCCTCCTGGGCGTCGGTGACGCCGGCGATGGCCAGGTCGCGCTCGGTCGCGCGGCGGCCCTTGTCGTTGGAAATCGCGCCGTCGACGGCGCTGGAATCGACCTGGTGCAGGCCAGCCTCGGGCGTCACCATCCATTCCGGCTTGGGTTTGGGGCCCGGTTTGGATTTGGTGTCGTTCTCAATGTCGTTCTCGGTCGTCATTGGGGCCTCCGTCAGGGCGTGCGGCCAAGCGCGTCGCTGGAGCGAACGCGAATGGTGAAGGTGATGAAAAAGGTCTGCCCGTTCGGGGGCAGCTCATCGTCGGTCTGCTCGCCGAGGATGAGGCGTTCGGCAAAACCTCCCAGGGTCGGCTCCCGATCTTGAAGCGTGGCGAGCCCCGCCAGTGCGTCCTCGACCCGGTTAGCACGGCGCAGGCGGTCGGGGCCGGCGATGGCCAGCTCGACCTGGCACTGACGCTCCACCACATAGCGGGGCTTGGCGCCGCCCAGCAGCGTGCGAACGGCGCCGGTCCTCACCTTCATCAAAGCCGCCGCCTGGATGAGCGTTTTCTCGTCACCCGTGGGGGTGAAGGGAGCGGACGGGTCGATCTTCAACGCCGACACGGCAGGAATGAACCCGGCCGCCAGCAGGCTGTCGGCGATCAGCGACGCCAGATGGTCGTAAGCGGGCTCAATCATTGGACGGTCCCGACAGAAGGGCCTGCGTGCCGGGCTGCTCGAAATATCGGATGAACAGCTTATCGATGGCGGCAGAAGCGTTGCGCTGTGCACGTTCGCGGATGACGTTGCCGCGCAGCATGCGAGGGAGCCGGGCTTCCTTGACGAGGTAGAAGACCACAATGGTGGTCAGACCATTGCCTGTTCGCAGGGCGGTCGCGCTGGCTTTACGAAAGGATCCGGGGCGCGACGCGCTGGCCCGCGCCTCGGCCACGAGTAGGGAAGCCTTGCCCGCACGGTAGATCAGCCGCAGCTTTCCGAACCGCGCCTCGGCAATGGCGAGGGTGTTGTTGCGCTGACCGCTGCGCCCGCCAGGTCGCGGCACCCGGCCGGTCGGCCAGACATCCGGGTTGGGAATGAGCAGGAAGTGACCATTCGGCGACCGCACCGTCGTCGCCTGTTCGAAGGCGCGCTGGAGGATAGGGAACGTCGAATAGACTTGGGCGGCTGGGTTCAGGCCCCGGTTCTTGTATTTGCGAAGACGGATTGTCTTCGTCATGCGCGCGGCGTTGCGGAGCCCCGATTGAGCGACGTCCTGTCGCCACTTCGCCTGGACCTGGTCGCCGGCATAGTCGAACAGCGCTGCCTGAAGCGCGCCCTCGACATGCCTCAGCGCGCCGCTTGTCTCCTTATCGAAATCCCCGACCAGGGCTGCCTTGAGTTGGACAAAGGTCGTCATCCCGGCTGGACCTCGAAAGCCCACCAGCTTCCGCTACCTTCTGCGACGGGCGCCTCAGCGATTTCGTAGAGGTCGCCTAGAACGCCGCCGGATAGCACCAGTTGAAATCGATGACCTTCCGCCAGATCGGGGCACGCGGCTCGCGCGACCTTCATGACCGGGCGAGAGCGCGTGAAGCTCATCCCGTTCAACAGATCGGCCGTACGAGGATAGTCGATCATAATCCGGACCGGCACCCACACATCATCGACAGCGCTGTAGAGCGCGTCGTCGCAGAGATGGTCCTCAATCGTTGCGTCGATGTCGGCCAGGAGGTCGCTGAAGTTCATGAAGACCTCCTGGCCGACATCGTCTTAGGCCTTGGGAGCCGGCTTCGGCTTTTCAACCTTCTCCGGCTCGCCAGCCTCTTCGTCCGTGTCGACGCCGGCTCCCGCCTCGACGGCAGCGGCGCCAACCTCGTCTTCAACTTCGCCGACCCAGCCGGCGGGCAGGGTGCGGCGGATGCCCTTGTCGCCCGGGACCGGGTGGGAGAAGTCGCGCTTCATGCGAATGTTCATGACGGCGCTCCTTACAGGGTCAGGCGTTTCATGACCTGCGGACGCAGGGCCACGGGCAGCACGTTGGACTCGGTATGGACGTCGTAGCCCTTACCGTGCGGACGCTCGTCGGTCGAAACGAAGACCTTGGCGGCGGGGTCCGGTGCCTGGTTGGCGTCGTTGATCGTGTCCGGCGGGGAGACGTACCGTTTGAAGTACGGCGTCCCCAGCGGGATGGCGATCGCTTCGTTCGGGTTGATGGCCGGGCGGGTTTCCAGGGTGCCGTTCGCCAGACGAACCGCGAACTCCTCGTCGACCCGTTCGATGACTGCGCCGCCGTGGTCGAAGCCATCATCCAGAGCGTCGCGGTTCGGGTTCCGCTGCGAGGAGAAGTACTTATAGGCGTCCTTCACCGTTGCGTGGCCGACGTACTGGGCGAAGAAATTCTCGCCCGCGAGGATGCGAACGCCGGTCATGGGCGCACCCTTCAGGGCGCGTCGGATATCGGCCTTCACGTTCCGGGTGACGTTCGCCACGTCCGTGCCGGCCGTTCCTAGCGCGAGCGACTGTGGCGTGCCGTCAACGCCGAAGGTCTCGTACAGGTCGAGCAGTTCGAACCCGTCGGCATCCAGGATCAGACCGTTCAGCGCACCCCAGTCGAGGTGGGCGTGGGTCTGGTCGTGCTTGCCGCGCATCTCGATCAGCTTGCCGTTCAGCACGCCGCCGAAGGTTTCGAACAGACGCTCCGGGCCGTAGGCCAGCAGGTTCTGGAAGTCCGACGGCGTGATCGCATCCTCGAGCGGGAAGTGCGGGATTTCGATCAAAGCCTGCGCATGACGCTGGCTCATGTTCTTGTTCGTCGGCCCGCCGCGCTCGCGCGATGGGATGATGGTGAAGTCGCCGTCCTTCACACCGACCTTGACGTAGGTCGTCGCGATCGGGGTGTCGGTGAACAGGCCGAGCTGCGCAAGGCGCCCGGTCTGATACGGAGGGATGTTGATCGCCTCCGTCAGCTGCGCATCGGCGAACTCCGGTGCGCTCATCAGGTCGTGAACGGTGGACATGGCTTAGACCCCCCGGCGGGCGACAATGCCCACGGTTTCGAGTTGAGAGAGAGCGGTGACCTTCTGGCCATCGGTGACGCCGCCGGCCCAGACCAGGGCTTGCTGGACGACCTCGGCGTGGCGCGACAGGGCGACGCTACGCGGGCCGTCGGCCGAGGTGGCGTTCACGCGCTCCAGCGAGATGCGCGACGCCACCTGGGTGCCGTCGGAGGCGCCGGGCGCAACGGGCTTGTACTTGCCGGTGGCCGTCACCTTGCCGAGCACAGCGCCGACTTCAACGATGCCGGACCCGGAAGCGATGACGATCTCGTCGCGAGAATAGCGGTTCGGACCTTCGGTCTTAACGACGTCGGTCTCGGTCTTCAGGTTGATCGGGGTCATGGATCAGGCCTCCTTCAGGCCGACGCGGCGCCGCATGCTCGCGGCGAGGCTGAAGCGTCCGCTACGCACAGGCGCGTGCAGTCCGCTGATTTCGTCTTCGTCCGCGTCAGCGGCCTGCCTGGAGGCCAGGGCCTTGCGGATGTCGGCGACGGGCGTCTCGGCCTCGATGAAGGCCTTTGCGCGCTGGGGAGCGCCGGCGATCTGGCAGAGGTCATTGACCTCCAGCGCATAGGCCAGGGCCTCCGAGCGGGCGGTCGCGACAGCATTGCCGTCCGGCGCGGGAGGCGTCGGTACTGAGGGCTTCTGGGCGGTGCTGTCGCCGCCCGTCGGTTTGGTCGTCATGGTAGGCTCCTGACGTTTGGGGGCTGCGGCGGCTGCCGCCTGGGAAGGCCGGGGCTTGCCCCAGCCGTTGGCGACCGCGAGCGCTTTGATCTGCTCGGGGACGTTTCGGAATGCGCCCGGCTCATGCCGGAGCATGGTGAAGGCGAGGGGGTCGGGCTCGCGCTCTGGGAACTCGATGATTTCCGCGCCCGTGCCGGTGGCGTCGTCATTGCCGACGCGGTTCGCGTAGCCAGCAGCGACCGCATCCTCGGGCGCGAACCAGACTTCGGCCTGCATTTCGGCCAGGGACTGCTCGACGGTGCGGCCAGAGCGGGCGGCGTAGATGCCGGCGTAGCTCTTCTCCAACGCCTTCAGGTAACGCAGCGAGGTCTCGTGATCCGCCGATGTGCCCCACGTCATGGTGGCGGGGTTGTGGATCATCAGGATGGACCCCGGCGCCATCACAATCTCATCGCCCGCCATCGCCAGCAGCGATGCGGCCGAGGCGGCGATGCCCTCGATCACAACAGTAACCTTGCCTGCGTGACGCGCCAGGGCGGCGTGGATTGCGGCGGCCTCCGAGGCGTAGCCGCCGTCGCTGTTCAGCCGGATCTGAACATCGGTGTCATGGCCGATTTCGGCCAGGGCGAGAGCGACCTCCGCAGCGGTGAAGCCCGGCTCGTCCCAGTAGAGAACGCCCACCGTGCCGGTGAGCACGATCGTTTGATTTTCGACGATGACCGCCATGTGAATCCCCTATGCGGTGACAGAGAAGCCCTGCTCGTCCTCGCGGACGGCGCCGGGCGTGACCGCTTTCGCGGCAGTGTTGGAGAACGTGAGGCCCAGCTCGGCTTCGCGGTCCCGGTCAGCCTTGATCCGGGCATCGACTTCTTCAGGATCAAAGCCCTCGGCTTCGATGATGTCCGAGCGAGACGTCCAGCCACGATCCTCGGCGAGGGCCTGCGCCTGACGATCCTTGAGCGGATCGACCCAAGGCCACGACGGCGGGATGTGCTTGGCCGCGACCAGCTTGTTGCGCTGAGCAATCCATTGCGCCGGCGAGATCGGCACGGCTCCGACCAGAACGGCCGCTTCCAGCCACCATTCCCAAACCGGGCGGCACATCTGGAAAATGAGGGTCATGTGCTGGAACTGGTCCATGCGGCGACGCTGCTCGACCTGGCCGCCGCGCTGGCTGCCGTAGTTGGCCTTCGACAGGTCTCCGCTGACCGTGTGGTAGGGCAGGCCGACCGCCGCGCTGATGGCGCATAGGCTGCGGAACTGGAACGCCTCGTAGGCCCCGCCGACATCAGCCGGCTGGCTGAACGACACTTCCTCACCCGGCAGCAGCACCTGCATGGTGCCCGGCTGAAGTTCGGCGACGCTGGCTTCTACCGAAGTTTCGCTTTGGCCTTCGACAACGCTTTCGGGCTGGCCGTTGAAGGCAGGCTCGTCCTCTGGTCGCGTTTTCCTGATGAAGCCCGCGAACATCGCGGCCGTCCGCTTCCGGTCCAGTTCGGCGTCGTCATACTGGTCAAGCAAATACAGGCGGACCATGCCTGGCGTGATGCCGGGCTGGCCGCGGATCTGGCCGGGGCGCAGCGGACGGTAGAGGTGAAGCACCTCGCCGGCCGGGACGCGGCTGCGCTCCATGCCGCGCCAGTTCATCGACGCTTCGCCGGGATGGCTGCGCAGGAAGTGGTAGGCGACACGGCGGCCGATGGCGTTGAACTCGATGCCGGCCCGAATGACGTTGCCGTTCGGCAGGCTCTCGTTGTGGGTCAGCGGCAGCATCTCGGCTTCGAGAAGCTGGAGCTGCAGCGGAACGCTCAGGCCGTCGGTCGGTCGGCGAACACGGCGACGAATGAAGCACTCGCCCGCCTCAAACATGGCGCGCGCCGCCAGGGCTTGCATGCCGTACAGATCGGTCTGACCATCGGCGTCGGCCTCGTCGGTCCACCACAAGAACGCCGCCATCGTGGCCTTCTTCGTCTCGGCATCCATGTTCAGTGGCGACGGCTTGATGCCCGTCCCCACGGCGGCCGAGGCGAAGGCTTCCAGCGCGTTCGCCGCGTAGGGATTTTCCCGGCACAGTTGGCGGGCCCGCGCACGGAGTTGATCGCCGCCGGAAGACAGCAGCGAGTTGATGTTGCGCCGCTCGGCGACCCACCCTTTCAGGCGGCGACCGAACCGGCTGGCCTCGAAGCCGAAAGCGCGGGCCTTCGCCCGTCCGCCTGTGGGACGCTTACCCGAGGCGCCCGCGCTTCTGGTCCACGGCCAGGCCACGTCAGAGGCCCTTCGTGCTGTAGGTTCGAACCTGGCGGACCAAGCGGCCGGTCGTCAGGCGTCCCAAGTCGGCCCTGATCTCGTCGCGACGGCGGCGGGTCTCGGACAGGTCGTACTGCTTAGA